TAATAGCTTGTCCGGGTGCACCTTGTGTCGAATAGTCGCAAGAGATGAAGTATGTATCGTCGATCATCACTCCGACGTGACCACCAGCACCGCCAGATGATGACATATCCGCACCCCAACTCATCAAGACAATATCGCCTGTTTCAGCGTCCCAGTCTTCGTTACGGCTTACACGATAGAAGCCATTGTTTGCAAGTTGCTGGCCAAGTGTAACGGTTGATGGTAGGCCTACGATTCCGATTCCGGCTTCTTTCAGCGCTTGCGAGATTGACCCAGAGCAATCAGCCGTGCCGTCTGCCCCGTTACGGCTTCCAAGCATGGAATAAGTAAGCAATCCGCGACGATTGATAAACCAGTTTACTAAAGATTGTTGTACACTCATTTTCTGTCTCCTATTTCTTCCATTCATCGTTGGCGCGTTTAACTGCTGCCTCGATAAAGGTATTGAGTTCTTGACTCGTCAAGTGGATATTTTGAGACTCGAGGCCTTCAATAAGGCTTGTTTTGGCATGCTCAAGTTTATCTTTTCCGTGGATATCCAACTTCCCAGCAACCTGCTCTGTAGCGTTGACCGCGTTTTTAGCCAAGATTTCAACAATCTCAATCGCTTTCTTGCCACCGCGCATAAGCAAGTATTTTTTAATTGCTTGAACCACGATACCAGTCAAAACAACTAAGATGCTCATAGCTGATGAAGTGATAATGCTTGCGATTTGATTCATGTTATTTCTCCTCTTTAATTTCTAAATTCAAAAAGCGCTCAAAGAGCACTTTAATAGCACCGTTACCGCCCAACTCGACGTAACTTTCATATAATTTCGACAACTCCTCTAGTTCGTGCTGGTTTGTGTGTCCGCGTTTGAGCGCATTCTTCAAATTCTCCTGCAGTCGAAAACGTTGAAGCCGTTGTAATCCTTTCCCGATAATCGTTAAATTCCGATTGTTATCTTTTCCAATTTCTTCCACGTTTGAGACTGACTTTTCGAGGGTATCTATCTTATTAGACAGACCCTCAAGACGTTTGTCAGCTTCCTTTGAAGTTTTTGTACTCTTGAATGAAAAGTAACTTGGAATGATAACGACCAAGACGGGAGTTAACTTGTCAACTAGTGCCAATAGGTCCAATTTAATCACCCCCCTATTTATTCACTAGCTTACTGAACGGGTTGAGTTTCAAGCTCTCCTGCCGGTTTCGGCTCTTCTTGTTTTGGCTCAGTCCATTTCCAGATCCCGATCTTACCGTTTTGGTGCAGTGATTCCAACTGCTCAAGTGTTTCACCTTGGTATGTAAACGGCTCATTCACTTGGACCATGACGCGCTTGCCTTCGCTAAACTTCTCGATATGGTTTGGATCTTCGATTTCAAAGATCGCTTGTGCTGGATAAGTTGTACCAGTTTTTCCAAGATTGACCAATTCAAGGCCACGTTTGAATACTGTCGGATCCAGCGGATTGTCTACGTCAGTAACGCGAGCAAGTACGCTCCATTCTGCCACATCTTTCACCTTTTGGATCTCTTCGTCTTTTTTAGCGAGCTTCGCTTCGTAGTCTTGGGCTTGCGTGTGTAAGTCCTCTTGCAATTTCTTCACGCCCTCGGCCGGGTTTAGCTCGGTCGTTACTTGACCTAACACCGCTTGGATCAAGGTTTCATCTGACTCGTTGGTACGGTCACCAATTAAAACGCGCTCAAAGGCTGTGTAAGGATTGTTTGAACGGATTGATACGAAAGTACGGCCTTCTTCTTGCAAGTATTTGTTAATGATTTTAAATTCCATAAATTTATTTACCTTCTTCTAATTTTTGAGAGGCCTCATCAAAGAGGCTTTTGAGTGCTTCGTCACTGTCCAAAACGTCGTTAAACTTGCTCAATAGCTCGTTTACGCGCTTGTATTCCTCGTTCGCTTCCTCGTATAAGACCTTATAGTTTGAGGCCTCTACGATTGAGTTTGCGAGTTTCTGCGAGATATCATTTACGATTTTATCTACTGTGTTCATTTATGCTCCTTTACATATTTACAGGGTACAATCCCGGATGTCCAAGATTGCTCCGGCTGAACCAATCGTTTATTTTTCTGAAATTTTGGTCAATGTAATTAAACCAACCCACCAATGAGTGCCCGTGTAACAATATATCATCAACCCCAGATATATTATTATTGACTGTGTTGATAGCGATTGACTGTTTATCATTCGCGTTATACATAAATTCGACCAAGTCGCCATAGATATTGACCGCTGTCGTGTTATCATTCGCGTTCCAGATTTGGATACCAGCCGAACCATCGTCCATCGCGACTCGCTTCCAAGAGTTTGACATTAAGGCCGTATATGACGCTTCCTTGCCATTGATCGCACCTTCACCGAAAACAAGATATTGTAACGGTTTATTTCTGAATTGATTTCTAATACCGACGTTAGCGTTATTGATATCAATCCAGCCGGTTTGTAAATCAAAGTCAGTCACACCATTCAAGGACGATAGCTTCCCACCTTTGATGATGTTCGCTGTAAGCCCGTCTGTTGCGATATTCTTTGCCGATACGTTGATAAGTCTTGCTATGTTTGCGTCGATTTCGTTGATATGAGCTGTGCCGATCTGAGCGTTGGCAATCATTCCAGATTTTATAACCCCGTCTTTGATATAAGTCTTATCTCCGATCGAGATCAAGCTCTCGTTAATCTTGACCGATCCGTCTTTGTTAAGATTGATCTGGCCGATCACATCGCCAGCGCTGTTTAGGTTTCTGACTGCCCAAGAACCCGCGAGCTGTGTGACTTGTGTTCGGGTAGCCTCCGCCGTGGCTTGGGCCTGTCTAGCTTGTTCTGCGACTTGGATCGCTTTCTGTTGAGCGTCTAGCGCTGTTTGTTGGGCTGTTTGAGAGAGCCCGCTCGCTTGATCCGCTCTTGCTTGTGCTCCGACTGCGAGCTGTTTAGCTTCGGACGTCTTATTTTCAACTTCGGCAACAGCGGAAGAAAGGCGCGTTCCGAGCGCCTTCATTTCTGCAAAAGCGTCGTCAAACTCACTCGGTTTGTAAGGGCCAATATTTGATCCACGAACCAAAATAGGCTCTTTAAATTCGATCCAGCCGTTTTTGGCAAGATATATGTAAAATGGGTAGTTCGCGTCCTCTCCAAAAGCGAAATCTTCTTGAACTGTGAAAGTTTTTTGAAACTCCCGCCATTCATTAAGAGGCGGTCTGTTCTCAGCGATGTTTGACCACACTAGGGTTTTATTCAGACTGTGGTTTTTTACGTTAAACGCAAATGATACATCTGGATATTCTCTGATACGATACTTAAATCCAAGCGTGTACGTTTCGCCGTGATAGATTTTCTTCACATAAATGGGCAACGTAAAACCAGACCAGTTATAGCCTGTCAACCCTTGCGCCTTGATTGTAAAAATGCCATCACTAACAGAAACACTTGCATTTGGGTTACTGTTTCCGATAAGTGTATTGGTAGCCATCGTCATTGAATTGACAATTAAGTTATTATCATCTGTAACGTACTTACCGACTTCTGTTTGAAAGATCTCGCTCGACATAACCAAGCGTGAGAGCTTATCTGGTGCGTCTGTTTCGGACGTGCCAAGGATACGCTCATAGAGCTTGTTAGATTCGGTCAGCTTGTTAAATTCGAGGGTTTGCGTTGCGATCTGTTTGGATAGATTTAGAAGATCGCGACCTTGATCGTTTTGGACCCGATCAATGCTTTCAAGTTCGCCTTTATCCACGAATTGCGTTAACAATTTTGACCTAATCTTACCGTAGACTATGTCACCGTCAACGTTCCTGACCTCTTCCGTGACTTTGTTTTGCAAGTCCGGGCTGTTCAAGATCTGTTGTTTGATCTGATCAGATAGCTTGCTAGTGTCTGGTAGCGTTCCGGCTTTCTTTAGGGCTTCTTCTGCCTTTGCTTCGGCTTGCGCGATTGCTTGGGTTGTTGAGGCTTGAGCGTCTGAGATTTGTTTATCAACCTCTTTCTTGATCTTGTCAATATCCTCTGTGTCGATCCGTTTCTCCCACTGAGAACCATTCCAAACGTACATTCGGTCATAGAGTCCGTTCTTCTCAAACCAGATATCTCCGACTTTATGCTCTTTGTCGTCTGGGCGGTTATACCAAACTTTATTCCCTTGAGCATTTAAGAGATAATCTGGCAAGGTATTTACCAGCCGTTGTTGATTGTTGGCCAGGTCGTCAATCTTACCGGATAGGTTGCTGGTCATTGATGATTTAAAGCCATCACCGATAACACCAACCTCAACGCTGTCATTCTGCTCTAGCAGTACATCATAGACAATAGTTGTCAGTTTGGCGTCTTCACTAGTAAGCCCGATCTGAGGATAATAGACAGGGACGATGTCGCAAAGTTCAGCTTCTTCTAAAATCTGAGTTAGTTTATAATCAAGTGTCTTTGATAAGTCTACATACTCGATTTTAGTATTGATTTTGGGGAGTCCTAGACGGTTATTAATTGCGTATTCTTTGGCAAGTCTGCGTAACTTGTCAATCGTTGGAACTTCTTTGTCTTTAAAGTTAGACGAGAAATCAACGATCAAAACCCGTCGCTCATTGTATAGGCCGATATAAGGACCGTCTACATACTTCTCGGGTAGTTCAACTGTTACTTGTTGACTTGTCGCACCTCCCTCACCAGTCCCTTGATTCTCTGGGGTGTATGTCGCATAAGGATAGACGCTGGTATAAGCACCCTCGATATCTTGGTCATCTTCTGCACGCAAGATATTTCGACCGTACTCTAAAACAATAGGGCTTCTGCGCCCTAGTTGCTTGTGTAATCTGATAACAGTATTATCAAACTCATATTCACCACCCCAAACATCGAGAATTGAGCCAGAAACCCCACCAAGCACATCACGCGCAGTCTTAAAGTCTGCGATATTCCAGCTAGTCTTTGAGGTTAGATCAATATCGGACCATATATCAAACCGAATACCACCCAGGGCATTTAAAGCCCAGATAGCCAAAGCTGCCTGGGCTGTCCCTGTAGCGTTGGTATTATTCCTAATAGCCATCTTTTCGGTCAAGTGGCTGATATGTTTGGCATAGACTTTTAAAATGCCTGTGCTGTCTTTGAGAATACGGGAAATAAAGAAAGTCTGATTTTTGGTTCTTAAACCAGCATCAGACTTGATCCGCATATCGTTTTTAAACGTACCAGCAAGCGGGCCACTAGCCGGGTACTCGATATAAAGAGTATAATTCCCGTTTCGTTCCCGTGTGACTTGTGCCTTTGTTGCGTCAATCTCTCCCAAACCGTAGGTTTCAAACGCTGTTTCGTTTGCGTTATATAGTATAGGCCTCATAGCTTAACCCCCCAGTTTGGGATTGTGAACACTTCAAAATTGCCGTCCCATGAAATTAAATTCCGACCATAATCAAAGTAAGGCATCTGGAATTGAGGGGAACGAACCACCTTGTCCCATGCTTGCAAGTTACCAGAGAATACCTGGTTAGCTTGCATATCCAGCGTGATCTTATTTTGTACGGCCTTTAACTTGGTCTTGCGTCCGTTAATCGTAAGTGTACAGTCACCCGATCCGACAAGCGTGATGATAGGCTTTGCATTGACATTGCCCAGACCATTGATAGCGACTCCGTTTGTTAGCTTTTGAGTAGTGCGCCCCTGTTTATAAAACTTGATCGGATAAGTCAAGAAGTTCAGCTTTACTTTCCCAAACTGTCGCATAAGGCTAGACACTTCAAAAGTCTCAATAAATGCTGACCGGTAGATAAAATCTGGGTCCCATGATAGGGTCAAATCTTTATAGCCGTCAACGTTTAGCCAGTTACTGATTTCACTTTCTGCATCTGTGAGTTTGCGATTAGAAAGGACGGTACAAGGCAACTCGATAGTAACTGATTTAAGACGGTTCTTTGAGATCAATAGATCACCATCGCGACCAGGGACCGCTACTGTTTCCACGTCGCTACCAGTCGAACTAATAATATAGTCACTGGTAACCCGTAGACCATGAGTAGTGCTTGATACACCATTAAATGTAAAACTTCCCATTAAGCCATTCTACCTCCTTCCAAATTCGTATAGTAAGCAAGCTCACGCAAGAGCCTGCGCATATTTTCAGGACTAAAGAAATTGTCGTTAGCCGTACCGTTTGCATTGAGTGTATAGTTGTTTGTAACATTTGAGCTTGAGCTTCCACCGCCTGCATAGCCGAATCGCGTAGCTAGTGTATCGGTCAGACCACTGACAAGATCACCGCGACCTGGTAAGTTGAAGCCAAAGCCATCTGTGTATTTTTTACCGGATTCTACTGTCTTGTTAGCTAAATCAGTCATTGAGTCGTCTACATAGTAGCCGTACTTCTCGATACCGACTGCCATACCTTCTGGAATAGCGCGCCCGACTTGATCCCTAAAGACTTTTGATGGTGAGTTGATAGCCAAAGCAGACCGAGCTGATGCCACAGCTCCGAATGCAATGCTTGATGCTGCTGCTGCAACCGCTCCAGCCATAGCATAGATACCACTCATCATACCCTCACCGATAGACATACCGGCATTATACCCACCGTTATAACCACCAGCCATACCGTTATGTGCTGAGGTTTTAAGGCTGCTAGACGCGTTAAATACTGCTCCGTTGTGACTCGCTACACCGCTAGTAACACCAGTCCCGAATTGTGATCCGGCATTTCTACCGTCATGACCTAGTGATCTAACAGATGCATTAATCATCTGCTTCATCGCATTTGATGCACCAGTCGCAATACCTTGTGATGATGTGATACCAGCACCCATACCAGACCCAAATTGTGATCCGTACTGTTGGCCGTTCATGGACATGGTTAAGAATTGCGCAGAAATAGCAAGGTTCATCGCGGACGCTGCACCTACAGCGACCTGCTGACCTACACCGATACCGAGTGCGATACCAGAGCCAAACTCTGAACCCTTAGCCTGTCCATCGCTGGCCATGCCTGCCATAGTAGCAGTAGCGTTTGACTTGAGGGTGTTAGCTGCACCTTGCACGACATCGGACCGGCTCAATACACCATCTCCGACACCCGCACCGAGTTCAGCACCTTTGGCTTGACCCTCACCGAACAAGTTAGCTAGAACACCTAGAGATGCGTTTTTAAGGCCATCTACTGCACCTTGGACCGTTCCCTGGTTCTCTGTGATACCTTGAGCATATCCACCGCTTACTTGCGAACCGCTATATTTAGCTTCTGTTGGTAAGTTGTTAAACGCTTGCTTAGATGCCTCTGTGACTTCGGACGCTGCCTGTTGAACGTCACCTTTACCAGACCGCATACCATCGGCAGTTTTCTTAGGCACTTCACGTCCTTGTGTTTCAAAATCTGCCTCAGCAAGTGCTTTCCTAAATTCAGTAGCAATAGCTGTCACCATCGCTTGAATTTCGGGTGGTAGTTCTTCCCCTGTTGCGTGAATACTACGTAAGAAGCCTTCTTTAGCTTTATCTCCGGCTTCCTTCCATTTGCCATTAAGACGTCCTAGTTGTTCATCGGACGCATCTACAAGGGCCTGCGTTTGGTTGGCCATTTTAGGGCCAGCTTGTTTCATTTGTTCAATAAGGCCTTGGTCTAGCCCGCGTTTCGCTAGAATTTCAAGGTTCTGCGACCACTTATCAACCGCGTCGATGTTCTTCTGCAAGTTAGCGGTCATTTGATCTGCAGATAAGGCTGTCTGTTGCTCGATAGCCTGGAATGCGTTTTGAACTTCACCTTTGAGATTCGCAAACTCTTGTTGCATCATCTCTACAGCTTTACGCTGAGCCTCATTCATATTCTCCATCGTATAGATCATACGACCAGACGCATCTTCTGTAGATTTAGCCTTAACTTCGTTATTCTTAACGATTGTATTCGTTAATTCGTTGTCAGAGTCCTCGGTTTTCTTGATGTCGTCCTGGAGCTTCTGGACTTCTTCATTGTATTTTTTCTTGAATTCTGCCTTGGCCCCTTCACGGATTCGCGAGTTGCTGAAAGATCCTTCTTCCACGCTATCAGTTTTTTCGACAAGATCTTGGTACTCTTTCTCGAGCTCCTTCATCTTATCTTTGATTTCAAGTCGCTTCTTGGCATTATCTACCATTTTTTGGTTGGCAGCTTCAATCTCAGCCGAAGCCTTGGCAATCTCAATCTGCTTACGGATCGCGTCCGTGGTCATGTTGATTGTGCCTGTGGCTTTATCGTACTGGATATTCAAGCCCTCAATACGTGAGTTAAGGGTTTCTGCTGCAGACGCAAGTTCTTTCTTTTGAGCTGCAGTCTTGTTTTCAACCGCGTTCAATTCGTCAATCTTCTTGACTAGTCGCTCGTTATCCTCTGCTGTGGCTTGGATTTCATTTCTGCGATCCTTGTAGGCTTCGTTCCCTTTTCTTACACTTTCGTGCATATCATCGAGGGAGCGTTTAAACTCTTCATTCTTGGCCTTGGCTTCTTTGGACGCTTCACTTTCCTGCGTCAGCCATGACACAAGACCAGCGATAGCTCCGACAACCAGGAATACCCCACCAGATGATAGAGAGGCCAAAGCCCCGGCTAGTCCGGTAGTAGCCCCTGTCGCTACGAGAGAGGTACTGGTTAGAGATACCAAGGAAGTGATAAGCGTACCAATTAAGCTACCGATTCCCTTGATAATTGCAAGGCCCAGCATCGCTCCTTTAAAGAGCAATACTGCCGATACGACACCAGTAAATACCGAGATAAGCGGGTCTAAAACAGGCTTGAGGAAGCCCAATACACTTACTAGTGACTTAACAACTGGAGTGGCACCGCGAATGACATTAATAATAATGTTAAAGGTGTTATTAATAGCTTCTTTGATACTGTCCAAGTGTTTGGCAATACTCTTACCAGTGACAGCCTTACTCAAGTTGTCAAACTCAGTAATGATATTTGCGATCCCTTTTGCCACGGCCAAGACAATATTATTAAATGATGTCTTGATACCCTCAGAGTTTTTCTTCGCCATCTCAGCAAAGCCGTTAACTCCTTTATTCAGCTCAATCAGACGCTTACTAAAATCACTAAAAGTTATCTTTCCATCTTGTAAAGCCTTGTAAAGGTCATTCTGTGCCGATGCCCCTGCATAACCAAAAGATTCTGCTGTCTTTTGCAAGGCGTAAGACATGGTCTCTTGCAAAGTCTTCCAAGATTGCAAGTCAACCTTACCAGATGATAACATCTGAGTATACTGCGTTAAACCACGGCTTGCTTCATCCGTTGATGCACCAGAAGCAAGAAAGGCATTGTTTAGGGCGATTGTTAACTTCGTAGACTGTTTAAGGTTCCCAGTCATTGAGGTTAGCTTTTGAGTCGTAGCTACGACCGTATCAAGAGAAGTTGGTAAGCCCTCGATACCCTCAGCAAGTAGCTTGGTAGATGATGCTACATCTTTTGACGAGTGCCCCAGCGATTTCATGACTTTCGGGAAGCGTTGCAAGGTATCAAAGCGGTCAATAGCCTTGTCCATTGACTGGCTTACAAGATTCATGGCTGAGCTGACAGCTTTAAAGGCCACCGCACCGACCGAGAAGTTCTTGATTGCGTCTTTGATCTTGTCAAATTTTGACGCGCTCCTTTCAGCTTGGTCGCCTGTCGTTTTGATGATGTCTTTCAGTTTGACAAAACCGCCCCCGCTTTGAGATGCGACTTGCCCAGCTCTATGTACTAGATCGGCGCTTACCTTAAAACCATTCCCGCCGGTTTTGCTGATCGTGCCAGCTTCCCTAACTTTTTCGGCTGCCTGTTTAAAAGCATCACCGCCAGACTTAGAAAGCGCACCGGCTTCTTTGATTTTAAAACTTGCTGACTTAAAGCCCTCTCCGCCTGTCTTGGCTTCGTTGCCAGATGCTTTTACTTTTTCTGCAGCTTGCTTGAAGCCATCGCCAGACCTTTGAGCGAGATCAGAACTTTCTTTGACTTTCTCCCCGGCTTGTTTAAAACCAGAACCGGAGCGCCCAGCTAAATCAGAGCTTTCTTTGATCTTCTCACCAGCGCGACGAAAGCCGTTACTAGAGGTTTCCGACAACTTCGCACCCTCGGCCATACGGTCACCAGCGCGTTTAAAACCTTGTCCGGCTCTTAAAGCCTTGTCACCAGTAGCCTGGATACCGTCGCCTGCACTTTTGACACCTTGGCCAGATCTACGGGCTTCGGACTCTAAACGCTTCAAGGCATCAGATAGCTCTGTAAGTTTTCGTCCGTTAACCTGGACGTCAATTACAATTTTTCCATCTGCCATCTATTCATCTCCCTCCTTTCCATCTAATCTATATTTGTTCTGTAGCCGTCTCATTTTGGCCTTGTACTCGCTACTATCGTTTTTTGAGGGTTTCCAAGACCGTATCTCCACTAATTGAGATACAGCCGTTCCTTCTGGCAAACCGTTGAGTAGCGCGATAAATTCGGGCCATGTAAGCCGGCCTTGTGCTTCAAAGAGGTTGATATTATACGCTTGCACGAAGCTCGCGTATATTTCTTGAGCGTCTACTTCAAAATCAATCAAACGGATATCTTCTTCTTCGTCCTTGGCTACTGGCATAGGGTTCCCGTGCCGGTCATAAACCACGCGCTCTTTTTTAGTTTTTAAAAAATGCTCGTCGATGTATTCCCACACGGTCACTATGTCCTCTGGGTTGTCCAAGGTTTCGTCCGTCATCATTAAAATCGCTGTACGCATCTTCTCAAGATTGTTCATGACTTCATTGTCGAACATCTCAAAGACATCAAGCACCAGATCAAAGGAGCAATCCACCTCATAGGTGCGCCCGTTCAATTCAAAGGAGTTCTGTATAGGCTCATTTAATTTCATGAGCAGTCCCCCTTTTTACTTTTTGCTGGCTTTTTTGGTTTTCTTCGCTTTTGCTTTTTTAACAAACGACTCAGCAACCGCACCCGATGCCTTGGCCCGTTCTTGGCCTAGACGTTCAATTTCAGCACCCAGCAAGGTATCTACCTCATCAAATGCATGATCCAAAGCGTCAAGGTCTGGATAACGTTCATAGAGTCCAGCAAAGGTACCATCACCGAATAGCACATCATATTTAATCTCCGTCATTTTCTTCTGCATCTCAAAGGCTTCGTCAATAACCCGCTTGTTAATGACTCCTTTTTTGAGATCGTCAAACTCTCCATTATTTGACCGCTCAATCAGCTCCAACTGATACTTGTTAAAGCGTTCTGTGATCTCTTCCTGGAGCGTAGCAAGACGTGAGATATTCTCTAGTGATGTATCAAACTGTAGTTCGATTTCGCCGATGTTAATGGGAATGTAGTCGCGTTTTAGTTCAATTGAAATAGACATGATTTTTCCTCCTTTAAATGCACAAAAAAGAGCGCTCCCTTTACAGGAACGCTGTTAAATTCAAGTATTATCCTACAACCGCTGTAGTCTTAGGAAGTGAGTTGTAAGAGATCTTACAAGCAAATTCCTCATAGTTAGCAGCAGCACCAGAGCCGGCTTTGATACCAGATACGGTAGCAATTCCGACATGTTGGTTCTTACCGTCTGAGTCTACGACTTTATGCCAAACAAGGCGGTCGTCGTTACGTTTGTATTTCAAATCAGCAACGTATTTCATCGCTGGGTCTTCGCTGTCATATGTTCCCTTGAACGTATATGAACCTTTGACACCAGTTACAGTTGTTTCTTCTGTACCGTCACCGTCATAATATGCAATTGAGGTAGTTGTTTCTTCTGTGTCATCGTCCACATCTTCGATCCATCTTGCAAGTTCCAAGTATGCAGATTTATCTGGTTCAGTTTTTTTGTCAGTTACGGGTGCAATAAAATGCCCGCGTAGGGCGTTCTTGTTACGTACCATTTATTAGTTACCTTTCGTATTTAAAATAGTGAGACTCGCAGTGATGTCCTGCAAGTAGATATAGTAGCCCTGCTCGTCCCGTTCGTTCAAGGACGGCTGGGTAGTAGTTAAATTGTTAAAAATATATGAGTTGTTCTGACTCGGTAAGACCAGATCAAATTCAGAAAGCGCTTTGTTAATTTCCCAAAGGCACTCACTAGCGACTTGCTGATTCTTTACCTTGACTGCGATTTCAAAGATTAGAGTCACATCTCGCGAGCCGTCCATATAAACACGCTCAACCTTACCGCCTGGAAGCGGGTATAGGACCAAAGAGTCGAGCTCGCTTAGAAAGTCAAGCTCACAAGCAAGCGGGAGGTTTAAGGTGTTGATAAAATCGCGCAAAACAACGTTAAAATCATTGTTACTTTTCATTTAGTCAACCCCATTGCTTTCAGTCCGACCTCCGCCCACTTGTTACCGTGGTTAGCTGAGGCCTTTAAGTCCCAGCGTTTACCAGTCCCAGGAGTGGTATACTTGCCAAAGCTAAAACTGCGATACTTGTTATAAGCACCACCATAAAACTGGGCGCGTGCGTATGGTGTATTGTAGATAATCTGTGAGCCATTGCCAGCTACATGACCGCTAGATCGTAACGGTCCATGCAGTAACGGCACATACGGCTCCATATCTAGTAAGGCTTGGTTTGCGATCTCTAACTGCGCTTTACGCTCCGATGCCTGCGATGTTTTCCGTGTCGCTCCGCTCAAATCTATCGTGACATTGATACCCATCACATCACCTCGATTTCGTAGCAAAAAATGCGACGGCTGAAAGGCTCATAAACAGGAACGATCTTGTTTACAATATATTCATCGTCGCCGTCCTTTACAATCGAGTTACGAAATGATGAATCAATCTCTACATCACAATACTGAGGGTAAACAAAGATAACACCAGGCGCACGAAATGACGGGTTCTTCTGTCCGGACGGGTTATTGACTGACCCAGGGCCGTCAAAGTTACGGTCAAAACGCACTGGACTTAAAATAATAGGGTAGGAGAATTCTTCTTTCCCCCACCCGTCTTTCTTACCCGTAGGTTTTGAGATCGTCACTGAGTCAACTAGTGTCCGCTTATCAATAACGACCATAATCCACCCCGCTATACAGAAAACCAGCCGATTTTAGAGCGTTAAAAGCATCAAGGGATAGATTATACCCAGATGCAGTTTCAGAGGCCCTAGAGCTGTTGTTTGAGCTGTACGATACCGTTGTACGTCCTAGTGTGGTGCTTGCGATTGTCTGTTTATCCTCCGCGGTTAAAATGCCCGTACTATCCAAGTATTGGATCTGGTAAGCCGTAGCAAGTTTAACTGCTTTCTTGCGTGCCTTATGGTCTGTGTCAAAATCATGGAAGTCATAATAATGACGGATAAAGAGATCAATAGCAAGCTCAGCCCGTTTAAGTAACGCTTCAAACTCGCTTGTACTGTCAAAACCTAACTCACGATATTCCTCATGCGTTAAGTATGCCATGATACCCCCTATTCAGAGATAACCTCTTGGGCCACGGGTTCGCTATCAGAAACAAGTTCCAACCATTCCTCACCAAAGGCGATGCTTGTCTTTTGGTTGATTTCTTCTGCTTCTGCAGCCGTTAACTCGTAGACCGTACCCTCGTCAAAGTTTTGGTCTGTTGACTCAATCAAGAAATTACAAGTAGCTTTATATTTTGCCATTCGTTACTCCTTGATTTCGTAACCGCTAGTAACAAAAGCAGATACTAGATTGGGATCAGTGATGGTAAAGGTTACATCGTCCTTTACCAAAACCGTCGCAACCTGTTCAGTTACCGCTTCTGTTTTAGTTGTTTTTGTTTCTTCTGCCATTCGTTACTCCTTACGCAGTTTTATGAACGTAGATCGCTTTCTTCTTGCTGTCCAAGACAAAGGCATCGTAACGGATACGACCTTCTACAAGGTAACCGTTGATACCTGGTGGGTTATCGTGAATCTTGTAGTCTTCGAGTTTGACAGGGGAAGTGGTTGCGATAGGGTGTGCGATAACAAACGCTACGTTTTCTGGTAAGCGAGAAGTAGGTGTCAAGATAACAGGCAAGCCATCGATAGCTCCTACTTGACCCTTAAACGCTACTTCTTGACCGAGGTCAGAGTTCTTCACAAATGATGGATCGAGTTTAATGAGTTTATAAAACTCTGGAGATACGTGGAGCTTGCGTCCTTCTTCCGGTACAAGCGCATCAGTCAATTTAACTTGACCGTCAAGCACTGCTTCATACGCGTTATTTTTAGTTACTGCGCCAGTTTTAACGTTTGCTGTGTCAGCACCAGCAACGACTTTGCCGAAGCGGTAAGTGTCAACTTCTGGAATGATAACTTCTGAAAGTTGACGGGCAAGAGCTTTTCCTGCTTCCATAGCTCCGTTTGTATCTTGGACTGAACGTTTGTCGATTGTAAACGTGAATGAACGGTCTTTAGTAAGTGTCAATGTTTGTACATTGTTTTCCAATTCGGCTGCCGTACCGTAACGGGTGTTACCAGTAAGCGCGTAGTCGTTCATTGCTGTAGTTGGGATTGAGTATACCTTAACGGTATCTACACCGGTAAAGTCATAGTCAGAGTTGACGATACCAGTTGAGAGGGCTTCTTTGGTAAAGCGCTCATCTACTTTAGCATCAAATTTAGCTGCATAGTTAATAGTCATATAGGCTTATCCTACTTTCTTTTATTTTTAAATGCTGTCAAAGCCAGCAAATAGAGCTTTATCTTCCGGGCTGAGGTCGTTATCACCACCAGCGGACGGATTGCCACCAAGCGCGAACTTTGGCTGTGGTTCCTGTGGTTCTTCCTTTTGAATAAAAAGGTAAGGGCTTGATTCCTTTAGACCGCTGATAGTTTCTTCTAGTTTAGGCTTGCCATCTTCTGCAAGCTCGATCTTATCAAGATCAATAAACTTCATAAGGTCCTCGGAGTTATGCGCTCCCACGTCTTTCAAAGCTAAAGCAACCGCGTTGGTTTTCTTAACTTGCGCAAGGTTCGCTTCACTATCTGTCTTGTAGCTTTCAAATTGAGCTTGTAAGTCTTCCAGTTGTTTCTTGGCTTCTTCGCTAGCTCCCTCTTTAGCTTGTAAGTCTTTGATAGCTTGGTCCCGTTGTTCAAGTTGTGTCTTTAAGCTGTCGTTTTCTGCTTGTACCTCTGACTTGGCTTCTTTGATTGCTGACCCGTACGCTGCCATAATGCGCTCAATAGTGTCCTTGTCTTCAATACCTGCATCAACCAACATCTCGCGTTTTAAACTCATGTTTAAAACTCCTTTCTGTTTTACGTCCAGGAGACGAATTTGCCGGTTTACGTCCAGCAACGAAAGCGCCCAGCGGGTAACGATCCCGCAAGAGGTAAGAAAAAAAGGAGGAAATCACCTCTTATCCAGATAATGGGCGCAAAATAAAAAGGCTATAAAAGCCTTTATTCTTCCATACCGCTTACAAAACCTTTGAAAGCTGCCCGCGATATATCTTTTTGACGTTCCAAAAATGTTTTTTTCTTTCTAAACAAAATCTTTTCCAATAATTTAACAGCCTTATTCATCAGCGTTTTCTCCTTTTGGTTTAAAATACCTTTCCCTCGCATAGTCACGATGCAAGAAAGGCTTGTCCGCGATATAATCTCGCAAGGTTGCCTGTTGGTCTCTGATTTTGGTTTTAAACTTGCTGATAAGTTCCTGGTCGCCCAACTTCTCGGCAACGTGTAACTTCTCCTTAGACTTGCGAATTGCTCGCTCGTATGCCCTTTGTTTAGATTGGGCATTAGCATTTCTAATAGCTTCTTCCTGCGTTACATTCTTAACATCTGGCCCCAGCTCTGGCAACTCGTTTATACCAGGCACAAAAGGGGTTAACATGTGTCCGCAGTTAATACCAAGACACCCTCCAGCAGTCCCGTAGCCATGATCCGCAAGTGATAGAATACTAATACCGTGTTCTTCTCTAGCTGGGCCATAGGTCACAATATGGTGCTGTAAGGGAGCGCAAGCCTCGCGGGCCGTAGCCTTTTTAGAATAATAAAAGGTATCAATACCAAGCTCGTCCGCTGGCATCGTCCGCATCTCGCGGTAGCTACGCATGACTGTGGTTTTAATAACCGTTCTAGCGTAATTATCCACTTTCCAGTAGTGCCCACCACGGTCAATAAAACCCTTGAAGCCTATCTCTTGCCATTTCATGACGGTTTGAGATACAGCCTTATCATGTGTGACTAGCCCGACCACTTGACGGGCTACAACTTCCTGGACCATTTGACGATAGACATCTGTAACGATTCCTGGAAGCGTGGTATTAATCAAGTTACTGATGTCACCGTGTGACTGTTCAAAATTCCCGGCTAGTAGCTCCTGCGCGTGTTTAGAATTGCCAAAATCACCGCCTCCGAGGTCGTCTATGAGCTGTTCTTTGGTCGTCTGATAGATTTTAAAGCCCTCGTCCTCAATGACCTTACGGAGCTGTTCTCGGCCTATTTTAGAGTAGCGGGCGATTGTGTCCAGGTTCTGCTCATTTAACATGTGCATCTGGCTCATACGCTCTAACTGCCAGATATACGGGTTATCAGTCAAAGACTCAGCCCCACGCTCTAACAGTCTGTCAATCACCTCGTCGAATAGGTCACGCGCCATCTGATGATAGATATCACCGACTTGTGATGCGCGCAACTCCAATTGCTCCTCGTTAAATAATACCGGGTACTTGTTACGCGCCATTTACTTACTCTCCATAAATATCAACTTCGCTGGTGCTACGCTCTAGCTCCATGCTCTCAGCGGTTTCTTTTTTGATATCATCAAGCATTTGTTTAGCTTCATCATCTGACAAGCCCAGCGCTTTGGAAATAGCGTATTGCTTGCTGACAAGGCCACTTAACAAAGCCTTAGCGTAGTAGTCTAGCTCGTTATTTTTGTCAACAAAGACACCATCATCAAGGTTTACTGTGATATCGTCCATCTCTGGAATAGGACCGCTATACAAGCCGTACAGTTTACCAATCTCACAAATAGAGATAACCAATTCTTTGATAGATTGATCTACAAGGCTCACGATGCTGTTTCTTAACTGGTACGTGTCAGAGTTTTCGGACACAACCTCAGTCGCAGTCTTCATGCTCTTACCGTCAAAGGTAAACATGCCAGGCGATACCCCGACCTGCATTTCAAACAACGCAAGGCCCTCGTTGATTGCCTTGATATAATCGTCTGAACGGATAGGAGTAGTGAGGTCTGTGATATTGATAGGTGTGTCTTTGCCACCGTCAATCTGTTCATAGACGTTCTGCTCTGGATCAAATTCGCGCGTGACAAGATCAGTTTCTCCGTGATGGTCAAAACCAATCCGGACAGTTTGGTCTGGTACTAACACGCGCCGTTGACCCATGCGCACTTCCCACTTAAACTCGTCATAAGTGGTATTGATAAAGTCAATAGTACTCTTGGCATTATCAAAGATAGATAGACCAAGCGGGCTGTTGATATCCTTGTTATTCATACCAGGGGGTTTTAGGTAAGTAAATAACGGCCGTGTAAGCCCGTCAAGCGTTACTTCTTCCTCTAGGTCCTCATATACCTCGGATAGTGGTACACGGTCACCAACGCGCTCATTTTCGTTAGAACGGTACAGCTCGTTAGTGATTGTGTATTTCTTATCCTTGGTCCACTCATGCAACTCGATTAGAGTATAGTAAATCGTTTCCTTGCCTATTGTCTTTTGGCTCTTGTTGATGATAGCTGCAGACGATACGTCCTGTGTGTTTGACTGCAATGGATAAAATACAGGGGCTTGAATGAATGAAATCTTGATCTTGTCGTCGTCAACGTATGGACGCATAGCAAGACCACCAAGGGCAAGACAGCTCTCAAGGTATCGCTCAAAGTTCTTGTTAAAGCGGTCATTCAGCAAAACCGTTTGAATGAACTCGTTTGTCACTCTATTCGCAACACTTATCTCTGCCTGCTCATTGAATACCAGGCTGGCGATCTTCTTACAAGCCGTGCGTGCGATAGGCAAGTGGTTTCGTGTCCGCTGTTTATCAACGCGGTTTGAATTGCGGTACCGTATAGGGTCCCACTTACTTTGATAGTATTTTAAGTTTTTCTGAATACGATTGTACTCGTCAATGTTAATTGCGATTTTAGGATGCTCTGTTATGTTGCCTAATGATTGGCTTGTCATTACATATTTACCCCTCTTAAATATATTTCTTATTGATTGTAAGATACTCATTTCAAACCTTTCTCTAGGCTTTTAATCTTAATAATTGCGCGTTATCAACGACCATGTACTGGAACGCGTCGCAAGTGTGATCGTCCTCTTTAATGACTTTCGGGTCGTCATCCTTGACCGTTTTCTCGTCCCACTGATAGCGTTTATGTTCCTCAATAAAATACTTGAGGTTGTTCTCAGTTGGAAAATAATAAAAACGACCATTCGCAAGTAGCGACTGGACGTATTCTGTCATTATGATTTTCTTCTTCTTGGCCACTGGGTGCCAGCGAATACCAAAGTCCTCTAAATACTGGTTTCTCAATGCTCCCTCCGCACTATCTATCGTCATTTCAATGACTGGTACATTCGGATATTTCTGCGTCTGCTTGATAACAAAGTCATGTAGCTCTTTAGACAAGACGCTCGGAGCTTTCTTCTTAACCTTGCCAGCCGGGCTGTAGTAGTAGTTATCCACAAGATAGAGATTAGAGCGATTAGTCACCACAGCATGCAAGCAAGTAGTGGCCGATTGTTGGTGCCCTGTATCCGCTGCGAATAGCTGACCTATGACACGCTCACCATCTGGTATCTTATCTACGCGTTTAAACAAATCCATGTTATACACGTTTGTACCCAGACCAACCGGCTCACCCAGGTACAAATACCTGTAGTAGTCGTAGTCGTTTGTTTTGATACGTTCTATCTCGTCCAGCATTTGATCGGTTACAAATCCCAGCTCGTCGTCCAGATAACTAGATTCATGTATCAAATACTTCTCGGCCGTTCGCAGTGAGTCAACCCACTCATTGATCCAATTGTAAGGGTTGCGCGGTGGGTTATACGACCAAAAGAACTGCACAAATGGATAGTCCGGGTGCTTTTGACGCATGAATGTACTGTTTGATTGGTCGAACTCTTCCGAATCAGCAAACTCGGCTGCTTCCTCGTACCAAACAGCAATAACCTTTCCGACCTCATTTGATTTCAGTTTCTGGAAGTCGTCCTGGCCGTAAAAGTGGAACGTCGAACCAGACCGCCTATGTACGATCTTATAAGGACTTTTAGTCCGTTTGAACTGGTTAGCCATGCCAAACTTATCAAGCGCCCAGATTATCTTCTTGTAGACACTATCAAAAATTGTGTTACCAACCTTACGGACGACAATGATCTCTACGCATTGCCCCTGGGTTATTGCTTTAATCATCATAAAAACAAGCAGGAGAGCAATGACCGATGACTTAAACGAGTTACGACCACCCTTTAAAATATTATAAGGTTTTGCTGACCGCCACACGCTGTAAAACTTAGGATTGATCTCTTTACTTAGTTTTATAGTCGGCTTAGTCGTTCGGGATATCGTCGATGATGAGGATTGACTCATCGGCACCACCTCCCGCCTCGTCTAACGCTTGGGCCTTACGTTTGTTCTCAAGTTCCAGAGCCTTGATACGTGCTTTCTGTTCTTTCTTATCAAGCGTATCTTTCGTGCCCTCGCTATTTGCTATCTTAGCAATTAGTTCCATGTGCCGAGCGCTTCCTTTTAAGGCTTTCTGTATCGCGACCATTATCAAAGCCGACTCGAAGTCGTCTTCAAAACCCATTTCCTTTAGCTTTTCAGCCATTTTAGGACTAGCAACGGGAGAAACAAGAAAGGCATCAAGTGTCTTTTTCATGTTGGCTTTTTTTCGTCTAGCCTTTCCGGAAGCGATGCCACCTTTTCTCTGTATTTCCCTCTGCTCTTTCTCTGTTCGCTTATTAAAAGGGATCAAGTTTTCCTCATTAGCCATCGCCTCACTTCCTTTGCTTTTTAAAAATAAAAAAAGCCGTATAAACGGCTCGTTGTCTATCTCAAAAACCCAGAAACACTAACCAATCTTGGCTTTTGATTGTATTTTTTGGCAATTTCCTTGCTTTTGCTATTGACCAGATCAATGTAAGGTTTAACTAGCTTTTTAGCTTCGTCAAAATCAATTTCTCCAATTCGTAGCAAGGTTCTTGCTTGTTCTGCTTTTGTCTTTAAAATAATTGTTTGTTCGTTCATGTCGTATCTCCTTTTTCCTATGCTTAGAGCTTACGCCAACAAGCAAAACAAGTCAAGGCTTATTCTTCATTTTCTTCATCATCTTCGAGGTTTTCAAGCGCTGCAAGATCACCGAATTCATGTTTGATAGTTTTAGGGTCGCCTTTAAAGAATACCAAGACGCTTTGATGTGATCTAATAACCTTACGGCCACTATTCATCTGTTTTCTGGCCCTCATAGCACCAGAGCCTAAAACGTTAATCAAAACAATGTCATTATAGAACATGACACCAGCGCTTTCAAACGCTCGTTTAGTGACACCAGTCAAATCACGATAGAAGCCTTTCTTGTCCCTAACATCGCTTATAGTTACGATTGCAAAGCGATTGTTTTTTAATTTTTTAGCAAACTTTTTGAGGATATCAGAATAAATCTCGCAAAATTCATCATATCCCATGTTCGAGATGTCGTTCTCGTTGTCGCTATAGACTTCAAGATCAAAATAAGGCGGACAAGCAAAGATCAGATCCGCGCTTTCATCTTGGATATACCGATCTACATTTTTAGAATCATCACAGATCCAGTTCACCTTATCTAGATCAATACCGATTTCTCACGCATTATCAAAGTTAGCGTCTATTTGTTCTTCCCGCAAGTCAATCCCTGTATACTCGTGGCCTAAACGCTCGGCAACAATTCCTCGAACGCTTCCACCAGCGAATGGATCAATAATTTTCGAGCCTTCGTGCGGTGTGAACCATGTATAACCAATCTCACACAATACCGGATCGAAGATACTTGTACCACCAAGGCTGGCAGTATTCATACTTTTCGCAAACGTCAAATTGCCTTCTCGTCCGACCTCTGACTTAATACCTAAATCAAGCCATTCTCTTTTACGGTTTTGCCAAATACCCTGGCGCGTGTCAAAGATGCTCTGTGGCATGATGATAAAATCATCAACAAGCGAGCCAGAATAATCATTCTCCCGTACCTTTTGTTCAGTCGTTTTAAAATCATCTTCCGGCTCAAAACCAAAATCAGACATGTCAATATCTTCGATATCGTCCAGCTCTAGTTGGAGTATATCAATATCAAAGTCTGAGTTCATTGTTAGCTTGTTATGGACAAGGATATAAGCTCGCTTTAGAGCCTTATACCGTCCGTGCCCCTCAATGATAACATTGTTCTCGTCAATCGCGATCGGGTCATTGTTTCCAAACTCCTGGATTGACTTCTTGATCTGCTCAATTTGTTCGCGAGGGTGTAACTTCGCGTTGTTCTCATATTCAGTTATTTCTGAAATATTGATTTTTTCTATTTTCATTTTTTACTCCAGGCACCAAAAAGAGCGCACCTTAACGATGCGCGCTTCTCGGGTTATATGGTCTACTTTGTCCTCATTGACAAAATATTTCAAGGGGCCTAGCAAGTAGCACCAAACTTACATCATCGGTCACTTTCTTTTTTTGTTTTTTTGCGGTGCTTTTTTATAGCCGGGGCAGGAATCGAACCTACATTATACGGGTGAAAAGTCCGTTACTCTAACCGTTGAGTTACCCAGCAACCTACTATAAGGAGACAACCAAATGGCGCAGGTCCTTCCTACTTCATTGGATAATACTATAATACCACTCAATACAGCGCTTTTACTGTCAAGTTTCTTTCAATTATCTCCCAAGAATCTGTATTCCAGCAATTCCCCCGCCTTATAGGCTTCTGCGAACTCTAATAATGCCCGGTCCAGCAATCTATAGTATTCACTTTCCGAATACCCAAGGCTCGGATAAATAGCCTTGTCTTGTCTAAATCGTACCCGGCAATATCGCTCAATCAAAATCTGCGATAGATTGAGATCAGATAGCCGGTTAATAGCTGATGCCATAAGCTCCAGCTCTTGCTGTGCGCTTACCCGTCTAATGACCATCTGCTCAGTTTGACGACTTGGGGAGCTTGGCGCGCTCTTTGGTTCTAGTGAATAAGTGGCCGTTACTTTCGGGCTGTACTCTTCCCCGGCAATCCGTAACAGTACGCGGTAGTTCTTGAGTGTATTGTCTGCATTCTCCTTTGTTTTGTTCTTTAGCACTTCACCAAAAAGCATTCAATCCCACCCTTCCATTTTTAAGATTAAATCTAACGCTTCTAATTTACGCTTTAAACGACGTTCTCGCTTGCGTTCTTCGTTTCGCTTATAATTATGATTATCTCTATAGAATTGTTCCACTAGGTCCTCGCTAGACCGTCCAGGGCCTACTTTATCAAGTGACTCTTTCATGCATTCGTAGAGCAGATCAGTTTCTACAAAACCTACAAACTTCGCAATGATTGCAGACGACGGCATTCTGTTTTGTTTCTTGTATTTCTCATAACGCGCTCCGTCTTGGTATGCGTTGTGACTTTTCGCGACTTTGAAAAAATCATAGATAGAGTCAAATTCAGCTATCGCCTTATCCGCTTCTTGGAAAAATTCTTTTTTCAATTCCATCATCTTCCCCTGTTTTCATCGTGATTAGCTCAGCGTTTTTCATGACATTCTCCATAATTGTCTGACACAATTCTTCTGGTGTCAGATCACCCTCAAACTCCGTTCTCATCTGCTACCTCCTGTAATTGTTGAGCCATACGTGAATTATAATCATTGTTCAATTTATTTATAATCACGTCCTGCATCACGTTTTTTTCTTCGATTTTTTCGAGCTCGTCCTTTTGTGTTCTGATTGTCTGCTGTAGCTCGCTGTTGCTCGTTTTGAGCACCCGTACTCGTGAGTTAAGGTTGACGCATGCGGCAATTAAGACAAACAGAATAAACGCAAAATTCGCACGTATCAGCTTATCATTGTTCGTCATTTTCTCGCCCCTCTTTCCTGTTTAATTTCTTTGCGTTCATTAGTCCACTATCTAAATTAAGAGGTTCACTTTGCGTCTCAAAAGAATTGTTTCCCCTTTTTCTGCCCAGTATTCCCACGATGATTGCACCGATAAAACCAATTAACCAGATAGCACCGATAATCAATTCTACGACGTCCGATAATGTCAAAGCAAAAATCATTTCGTTTCTCCTGTAATTCGATTTTTTAAAATCTTGAGTGCGATATGTTCGCCATGCATATTTGTATAAGAAACATAGTCCTCTTCCGTCCACTGGCTCTTGGTATATGGGTATCTGTTTGGTCTCATTCA